GTACTAACACTTACAGCGTTGAATACAACAGTGATTTCTCAAGTTTTTTCGTAAGAAACTAATTCACCTCTCGGGGTCTGAGATTGAAGAATTAATTGAATCTTACGAAAATGAAATTAAAGAAATAAAATATCACTTGTATAAAACCGGCTGGTTCATGCGAGGTTTTGTAACATATAACGATCTTATGTATGTTGTTAGTCATGAAGACATACAAATAATGCAAGACATTATTAAAGAAAATTTAGAAACTACTAAAGAAAGCGGAATGCCGTTTTTCTAAACAACACCCGACTGTTGAATAGCTTGGAGTCTAATTTTTTCTTCAGCTCGTTGATTAGCTCTTTCTGAACGCTTTAAAACTTTCATAAGCTTTCTAAAATTTGCTGGGTCATTAGCTTTTAGATCTGCCTTAGCATCACTAATAATACCTGCGAACACTTTGCTAATTTGTTCAATACGTTTACTATCTTCAGGCGTGTTGGTGTTTTCTAAAATTATATCTTCAGAAAACTTTTCTTCCCATCGATCCATTTGTGCGTCTGCGCTACACATCAATTTTATAGCGCTGTTAGAAGCAAGCCCTAGCATAAGTTTGCTAGTTAGCCAATCACTAAAAGGTTTACCCCAAGCAGGCAATGTTTGAGCTAACTTGTTAGCAAAATAAGCACCGGCGCTAGTAACAAGAACAGCAGCAACAGCAATAAGAACACCAGCAACGCCGCCGGCTGGTGATATAGCTCTAATCATTTTAGCCATAGCTCTTGCTACAGTCATTTGTGTTGCAACAGCGCCAACTACTCCCGGTAAGAATCCATAGACTCTTCTTGATAACTCAGCAGCTAAACTGTCGCCGTCTGGTCGTCGTAAAAAAGGATCAAGCACTGGATCTTCAGCAGCTTGATAGCTTGAGCCTTGATCGCATGGACTTTTTACACCGTCTGACCTAGTAGAAGAACCAGTTATGTAGTTGTAATATTCAGTAGCCCATCCGGCAAATTCAGCAGCACCAATAAACATACCTATTTTAAACATACCGCCTATTAATGGAATCTTTGGAATAAAAGCAGATACTTTTTTAACTTTGCTGTTGTTAGGAAGTTTTTTTACTTTTTTACCTAAATTGCTAGCATCGGTTTTAGAAGGCTTTTGATCTGAATCAACACGCAAGCCCGGTCGATTGAGTGATTTTGTCAAATTCGATTGAGCTTGTCCTTCATAGCATCGTCGATGTCGTCTTCTCTAATGTTTAATTCGCTGAGTCTCATAGGTTTATGCCTTTGCTAACAGTTGTTTTGCGTCTGCTTTTGCTTTAGTAAACGCCTGTTTGAATTCTGACATCTTAGCTGGATCGTCCTGCAGTTCTGCTTGAATATCTTTAAGGATATCTTTAAATACGGTGTCAACTGACATAGCAGCAAAGTCGTCGATGTTAGCAAACTGCTCACTGCTAGTGTCTTCTTCGTCTCTAGGATCATCGCCTTGGGCTGCTTCGTACACTGCGTTAGAACAAGCGTCGATAACAACTTGATCCATAATAAATTGAGCTACTAGTTTCGAAGCATCTGGTCCCCATTGATCGTATTGTTTTAGTAGTCGAGTAATAACTATAGAAGCTAACCAGCCTACACCAGCACTAATCAAGCCGGAAATGATCATCACCGGTAGACCTGGTCCTGCTACAGGGGACGAAGCAGCTATAGCTAATCCGATGCCTCGAAGGAGTAAAGATGATGTAGCTGCGGCAGCTACATATGTTGGCAAAGCGCCGTAAATGAAATCAGCTAATCTCGGTGTAAAGGCCTTTACGTTATGACTCATCACGCCTGCCACGCCTTTGTAGTCAAGCTTAAAGATAGCAGCTTCGTTATCAATATAGTAATCAACAAATGGATCATCAAAGCCGTCGTAGTTTGGATTTTTGCACGGAGTAATATAAGGAGGTTGCGAAGATAACACTGCGCCGCCTTGGGTATAAGCAATCCAATCAGACAGAATCCTAACTGCGTCGCCGCCAACGAGAACTACGCCTATTATGGGGCCAATTATTGGAAGCCTGTTTAGTTTCTGAGCCAGTTTTGCTCCTTCTGCCTTTGGACGTTTACCGTCGTAATTTGGATTTGGTACACGGCTGGCAGGTTGACGAGCTGCTTGGCTATTATCTGGAGAACCTAGCTTAGGTCCAGCAGGTTGACGAGCCACTTGTCCGTCAGTTGGAGAACCTAGCTTAGGTCCTGCAGGTCCAGGACGTTTGCCGCTAATAACCGGTCGATCACTAGGACTAACTGCTGGGGTAGCTGGTTTTGTTCTACCACTCGGTGCTGGCTGTACTTTAGGTGTATCAGCAGACGCAGTAACTCTTGACGAACCGGCTTTGGGTTTCTTCTTCTTTTTCTTTTTTGGTTTTTCTTCTTCGCCGTCTTCATCTTCGAGGCCAAAACCAAAGAAATTCGGATCGTCGTCTTCAGTTACATATAAATTGTCAAAGTCATCTCGAGCTGTTAACTTAGTGTTAGTTTTAATTTCACTACCGATGCTTACAAAATCAGATTTTCTCATGAGTATTCCTTAAATACCTATTTAATGTATTTATGTCTCAACTTCGTTGATCCATGTTATCGTTTGTCTTGCTCAGCTATCGCTATCGCAAACAAACTCAACATCTTACTTCGTAAGTACTAGAGTTTCTAAGAGTAGTTAAGTGTTAAGTACTTTTTTTAACAGTTACTAGAAGAGATATTTCTGTAGATTAATCTGCTCAGACGGAACCTGTTTAGGGTTCCGTCATAAAGAAAAATTTTGTTTTTCTGTGAGTATCACCACCCGTGACATGGAAATAGGTGTT